GGCGCGCAGGAACGAGCGCCGGGCGATTTCGGCGAGGTCGATACGGGCGGTCTCGACTGCCGGAAAACAGTCTTCGCAGATCAGGCCGCGCCAACCTTGGTGGGTCCAGCCCGCCGGGGTGCTGGTGCCGTGGCGGACGGCCCCACAGCGGGCACATTCATAAATCGAAGGTTGCTGCATCGTGCTTCTCCTCAGATCAGGGGGCGCTAAATCAGGGGTCCGGGCTTGTTGGGATTTTCGAACACCCAGCAGTGGACGCCGCGATCGGCGGGGTTGTTGACGCTTTTCGCGCCGACGAACTTGCGGGCGCGGCTGCTGCGCAGGTGCTTCTTGAGTTCGGCATCGAGCGGGGGCTGCAGCCCGGCGAGGCGGGCGCGGCGTTCGAAATCGACCAGGCTGATGGCGTAGAATTCGCCGGGCTTGCGGCTCTGGTTGAGCGAATTGCCTTCGCCCCACTTGATCGCGTCTTCGTGGGCCAGCAGGTGGTCGACGATGTCCCAGAAGCGCTGGACCACCGGATGATCCGCGCCGCTGGCGAGCTGGCGCTCCACCGCGAGGCGGGCGATCTGGGCGTGGGTCGCCTCGATCCATGCTTTCGGCAGGCGCTGGTCGGGGATCAGGGTGGCCAAGGCATCGAGCCCGGCGGCAAGCTGGGCGTGGCATTTGACGATGCGGCTGTTGTGGAGATCGCTGGCGCGTTTCAGCAGTGCCTCTTCGTGGTGGTCGCAGCGCGCGTGGAAGCATTCGAGCCATGCGGCGGCGCTGCGCGCGACGTGGAGGATAAAGCCCGAGGCCGGTTCGGGATCCCAGCGTTCGATGCGCTGGGCGGCTTCGCGGCTCTCACCGGTCCAGCCCGACTTGTCGATCCGCAGCGACATGATCCGCTCCAGCACGGCGGGCATGGCGTCCACCGGCTGGTTCTGCATCAGGTAGATCGCGCCGAGGAAGGGCGGCTCGAAAGTCTCGGTGCCGCTGTTCTTGACGCCGGTCGATCGGGGCGAGCGGCCATTGTAGAGAGTGAGCAGCTCGGCGAAATCGAACTGGCGGAAATGGGTGGTCTTTTCCGGATCGCGCCCGCTTTCGATCAGTCCGACCGGCAGGTTCGAGACCTTCATGAAATTGCGGGCGATGGCGGCGCTGGTGGCCTTGTTGGGGTCAAAGCCCTCGTAACCGTTCCTGCCGAGCAGCTTCCACAGGAAGGTGACCAGCGTGGTCTTGCCCGAGCCGGGCTCGCCATAGATTTCGAGGAAGCCGAGCGAGGCGTGTTCGTCGCGGATCTGCACGGCGAACAGCGAGAGGGTGAAGAACGAGAGGGCGATCAGCCCGGCAGGCCCCCAGGCGCTCCACAGATCGGGCAGCCAGTCAAAATGCTGCCAGTCCGGCGTGTGGACGATGTGCAGCATCCGCTCATCGGTGCGCAGCTTGACCGCGCTCTTGCCGAAATCGAAGTATTTCTCCGCGCCGATCCTGATCACCCGCCCGTCGTGGACGGCCAGATCGCCGAAGACCCATGCCTTGTGGGTGGGGGAATAGCCGGTGAAGTGGATCGGCTCGACGGTCTTGAGGCGGCGGGTCTGGCCGCGCATCAGCCGGTCAAGCTGTTCCTGGCTGCCCAGCCACATGCCGTTGAAGGCGAAGAGCCGCTTCTTGAATTCACCGCTGGCGGCGCAGCAGGCAGCCGAGAAGCGGGCCTTGGCGGCGGGCATTCCGCCGGGGAAGGCCATTTCGAGGAAGAAGTTGCTTTCGTCGGCGGCTTCGTCGCGCTCGCGATAGAGGATGCGGAAGGCGCAGTTGGCGATTTCCTCAAGGGTGATGTCACCGCCGGCAGGGTCTTCGGCGTCGGCCTTGTAGCGGGCCCACCAGATGCGGTTGTCAAAGCGGAAATCGAAGCTTTGCAGCTTGCGGCGGCGATAGATCAGCCAGGCCTTTTCGCGGGCGGTGAGAGCGGTGGTGATGTCGCCGTTCCAGCGATACTCCTCCAGCTTCTTCTCTCCGAGCGGGGCATTGTCCTCATCGCCGCGCCATTCGAGCTGGCGCAGGTGGAGATCGTTCCAGTCGAGCTTCTCGCCCTCACCATCGGGGCGGAGCTGGGCGGCGGCGGCGAGCCAGCCTTCGGCGCGGGCGCGGGCGACGAATTTGCGGGTGAAATCGACCCCGGCCTTGCCGCCATCGAAAGCGAAGACCAGCAGCGGGCGGTTCTTCGATCCGGCGAGCGCCTGTTTGAGCCCTTCGAGGAAGTGTTCCGGCCAGACGTTGACGCTCATCGCCGAAACGGCGGCGCGCTTTATTCCGCCGGCCTTGTGCAGCCGATCAAAGTTCTGGCGGAGCGCCAGGGCATCGAAAATGCCCTCGGCAATCCAGACCTCGGCAGCGGTGGCCAGATTGGTGAAGCTGTCTTCCGGGTGGGCCCAGCAGTGACCGCCCCAGGTGCCGCCGTATTTGAAATGGGCCTTCTTGCCGAAGCGCCCCGGGCGATCGATGATCCGTTCCCACCACGATCCGCCGGGCAGGGTGAAGCGGACGGTGGCAGAGCCGAACAGGCCGCCTTCGCGGCTGTCTCCGCCCTTGATGTATTCCTGGCTGAAAGCGCCTCGAAGCCCGGCAATATCCAGCCCGCGTTCGTGCCGCAGATAGGCATCGGCGGCGGCATTCGGTTCGGCATCGCTTTGCTTGAAGCGGCCCGACCAGTCCTCGAACAGATCGGGCAGGGCGTTGCGGACGCTGATCTCGAAGCCGCAGTTGTTGGAGCGCCCGCAGCGGACGATCTTGGGATCGACGGCGGCGGTGTAGAGCTCCCACTCGTTGCAATCGGGGCACTGGCCTTCCTGCAGCCATTTGGCGCTCGACTTCCTGAAGCGGTACTTCGCCTTGAGCTTGTCGACGATGTTCGAGGCGAAGGTGTGATCCAAGGCATATCCTCAGGGTGCAGAAGGCCGTCCGCCTGCGCACGATCGGCAGGGCGGTGCGGGAAATTCGGAATTGGGAAGAAGTCAGGCGGCTTGCGCGGCTTCGGGCGGCGGGTCTTCGTCGCGATCCACATCGGGGTCGGACCCCAGCCAGTCGAGCAGGTCGATCTGGTTGGGGTCCGGCTCCTTCCCGGCGGGACCGGCGGGATAGACGTGGCGGATCAGCCCCGGCGGGGGCTGGGGCAGGTCAAGGTGATCGTGCGGGATCTGCGAGGGGCACAGAACGTAGACCAGGCTGACCTGATGCCGCGCGGTGTGGCCGCAGGTGATGTTTTCGCAGCGGACCCAGAGGTCTTTGACGGTCAGGGTGACGTCGTTGATCGAATAGATGCGGCAGTGGGCGTTGCACACCGGGCAGCTTATCAGGCTGCGCCGCTGGCGTTGGGCCAGCATCGGCACGTGGTGGATCAGGCCTTCACCGGACATGGGCGGCTCCTCGCGCAGCAGAAAGGCGACCGGGGCCGGGGGTGTCTGGACTGGAGGACTGGCCGGCCCCGGCCGCAAGGTGTCCGCCCGTCAGGGAGAAGGGACGGATGGTCCACCTGGTAAAAGCTGTGTTCATGCCACCCTCCGGGCGCGCTGATCGACGCCGGCGAAGCGCTGGTCTGGCGCGGGCGGATGGCCGAAAGGGTAAATGTCGGGCCGCAGCCAGTGGCGCGAGACGCCGGTATCGGCCTCTGCCTTGAGGACGTGTTCGGCGGGGAGTTGCTTGGATTGGTGGAGCCATTTCCACACTGAGGTCTGGGTGACGCCCAGCGCATCGGCTGTCGCCTGTTGGGTGCCATAGGCACCGACTACCGCTTGCAGGGCCTCGTAGCGGGTTGGGAGGAGTGGATTGTGTGTCATCGGGGGACGAATTAACAACCAAAGGTGTTAACGTCAACACCCAATCGTCAAGCGCGAATCGATCAGGGTGTCGATAAGTAGACCCAATGTTGGGTGAACGCCTTTCTGCGCGGATGAGCGAGCTCGGCCTGTCGCAAAATGAACTGGCCCGAAGGGTCGGCGTGAGCCAACAGACGATTTGGAAATTGGTCTCTGGTGAGAGCACCAATTCCCGGTTCCTGCACAAGATCGCCCGCGAGCTTGAGACGACAGTCGAGCAGTTGACCGGCGAGAAAAGCATCGTTTCTGATCGCCGAATCGGGTTTCGTGGGTTCGAGATAGAGCCTGCCGAAGATGTCCAGCTTGACGAAATTGACGTAGCCTACGGGATGGGTGGCAGCTTTATCGAGACCGCCATTTCAGTGCGGAAGGTCAGCTTCTCGCGTGAATGGCTGCGGCATTTCACCGATTCTGCGCCCGAACATCTGTTCTCGGCCAAGGGCATCGGCGAATCGATGTATCCGACGATCCACACCAGCGATGTGGTTTTGGTCGATCGCTCCCAGAACACACCGCGCATGGCCGATCAGATATGGGCCTGCGTCTATGGCGAGGTGGGAATGATCAAGCGCTTGCGGCCACTGCCGAACGGCGGAATCGAAATCCTGTCCGACAACTCTAGCGTGCCACCAAAGACGGCCTTCGATGGCGAGTTGCACATCATTGGGCGGGTGGTTGCGGTGGTGAGGAAGATGTAACGCACGGCGAAAGCGAAAAGCTGGGGGGCAGGGTGATCGGCGACCAAAGGCAAGACAGCGAGAAGGCCGCAAAGGAGCGGGCAGAGAGCAAGCGTATCCTCAAGTGGGGCGCTGGCTTTTTCGGCGTTGCAACGATCTTGCTGGCCATCGCGCGGCCTTACTTGCCTGATCCGCCTGCGCCGCCGCCTCCGACCCCACCCCCTGTTGAAAGCGCGAAGCCGCCGCCAGCACCTTCCCCATCCCCGACTGTAGACCCCGAAAGGGTCAGGACAAAAATGGAGATGCTGACAAGCTACGCGCTGCTGATGGCGACGGTGAAGGAGTGTGATGCTGCCAGCAGCGCACTTGAGCCGGAGTTGAAACGCGGTGACCCGATTAGAGCTTACCGCGCGGCAGAGGTGGCGGAATCCGCCTGCCTGCGGGTCGCGTCGAAAATTCGTGATTTTGAAGTGCCCGATGGCCTTGATGAAAAGACCGAGGATGAGTTCAAGACTACACTCCAACGATGCGCCGACACATACGTTGAGCGATGGAATGCGGCGGGGACACTTAAGTCAGTCATCGATGGAGACACCCGGGTCTCGACGATGGCGGAACTGGAGCGATCATCCGAACGATTGGAGAGCGGTGTTATGTTGTGCGGGCTTGGCTTCGTCTCTGCTGCCATGTCTGCCGGGGTAACCCAGGCGGAACTTGAAGCATTGGCTAATCCACGCTCTCCATCTCCAGCGCGGTGACGAAGCCGCCGCTGGCGTCGAGCCTGTGGGTGGCGGCGGTGATCAGCCAGGTGGTGGCGTCGATCTGGCTGTCCCAGCCCGAGAGGCTGACTTTCAGGTTCGGCTCGAAGGCGGGATCGCCGAGCGCCAGGTCGCACGAGAACGTGAAAGTCAGCCTCTCGAGATCGGAAGAGCACACGTCTGAA